TAGTTGCATTTACTTCTTTAAAAGGTTTTGGTATTCTATAATTAGTACCGCCTGAACCGCCTGCTCCTGTAATAGTATCATTTGTATATGTTATAGTAATTACACCATCTTTTCCTATACTTGTATTTGCAGTAGTCGAATCTCTTGCTTCACCTACCATACCTACTGCGGCGGCTCCACTATAATGTTTTCCTTTAGTTAATGGAGTTGCACCTGCTATAACGCCGTCTAATCCTACTATCGGCATTATAAATGCTCCAGTTCCATAATTTATAGCGTCAGTATCATGCACATGAACCCTTGGTCTGTTCCATCCTATTGCTCTACCTTCTCGCAATGCACATACCTGACCTTCGCCGCCATTAACAAACCATATAGGATCTTCTAGAAAACTATTTGTAATATCTGTTCCTGCCCAAGTTGCAGATGTAATATCTGGCTGTGTGGCATTTAAAATAATTGCTGTTCCGCCACCTGTGTTCCATCTAGCACCTGGTCCGCCTGAACCTCTCATAAATGTACCTGGTGAATCACTATGGTTAGTTACAGTACCGTCTCTAATAATAAATAAATTATCGCCGTTAGGGCCATTTACTTTAGAAGATGATGCTCCTCCCTCATCATCAGCAACACCTGTATTCACCAACGAATCTGATCCATCACATGGATATGCATCTCTATAAAAATGAAACTCCCCTCGAATAATTCTTTCATCACTATCAACTAAAATAAAATCTTTTCCTGGATATCCTGAATTATCATCATTATATTCAACATCAACATCTGCTAATGTATTTGGATAAGCCGCAGTCGCACTATCTTGTGGATAACCATTATATCTAGCAATATATCCTCCAACATCTCTATCAGTTGGTACTGCTTCGTGTCCTTGACTATCACTTATTATATCGCATTTAACACCTGCTTGGGCAGTATACATCAATGCATCTAAGTTTGCTAACTTAAATCCAGAAATTGTATTTGTTGATCCTAGTGTTCCATCTTCAGGATCATCTGGAGTTTCTGGCTCAGTTTTGCCAGTAAATGTGCCTAACTTAAAAAAGTCTTCTTGTTTATTGATAGGTCCTCCACCAACTGGTGTTGTGCCCGATAAAGAAAAATCTGAATCATCCCATAATAGTGTAGAAAATGGAACTTGAGCTGAAGAAAGTAATCCTCTGTCAATAAATAAACCTGAAATGCCTGTTAATGGTGCTGATCCTGCATTTGCTGGAGCCAAGTCTGTTTGACTTTTATTAAGTTCTATTAAATTATCTTCAATAGTTAAATTGTTTACTTCAATATTGTTAATTGTGCCGCCTGTATATAATGAACCTGTTACAGACACACTTCCATTAACATGTAAATTTTTACCTATATGAGCACCACCATCTACTCTAAGAGCACCGTCTGCTGTTACTGCTCCTGATGTAGTGCCTAATGTTTGTTCACGTTCATATGCAACATTAACATAACCTGCTCGTCTTTTTTGTTGGGAATCTGCTGTATCAGTAATTTCCATTATCCAGTTATTAAGCGAGCCACCATAGGTATACGAAGACCATGCATCTTTATCATCATTGTGAACCCCTGTATAATTAGTTGCTAATCCTTCTTCTGGACCCCATCCATTTTTTGTTGTTAATCCTTGAATACCTGGGTCATTTCGATGCCAATCAGAAAGATCGCTAATAGCACCTGATTCAAAACTAGATATGTTGCCACCATGTATTTTGTCACCGCTAATAGAATTAGCATCTAACATTAATCTATCATCACCTAAAACAGCCAACAATACCGCATTCTGTCCTGTCGGAACTGTAATACCACTATTCGCAGTCGAAGGAGCATAGGTGTAACCATCTCCTTGATTTCCTATTGTAACCGCAGTAATTGCTCCACTAGCATTTTGATCAGTAGTAATAGTAGCGGTTGCTTGTGTCCCATCTTCACCAGCCGGTGCTTGAATAGTTATAGAACCATCAACATATCCGGTTCCTGCAGATAATATAGTAATTGCTATAATTTTTCTACCAAACCCCGATTGAAGATTACTAAAATCTGCAAAATCGGTTGCATTTCGGCCAATACGTACATTGCCCGATAAAGCAGGTTTAATTGGAGGAGTAAAGTATCCGTTACCTCCTGCCTTACCATTTGTATCATTGCCTATTGTAACAGATACAATTTTGTCTTCAAATTCTGTTCCTGCTGTTCCTAATACAGCAGTTAGAGCCGGTGCTGTTCCTGACGGTCCTTGTCCTGCAGGTATTTGATCAAATGCACTTGCACCATTTGAATTCCAAGTACCAAGAGTAGATGTAGTATAACCACTACCTTGATTGGTTATAACAATGGATTCAATTGCTTGTAATGATTTATTAATAATAGGATAACCTTCTGCCATAGTACCACCTGCGGCAGGAGCCGGAAATTTAACTTGATAACTTAACCCTTCAGTTGATCCTGCTTGAAGATCGGGATCATACGGTCCAGATAATGTTAATCCTGAATTTATATATGGAAAATTTGAATGTAATACCGATCCATCTGGATTTACTTCAACATCATATGTTACTGCTGATCCACCACTTTGAATTTGTAAAGGTGTACCAAGTAATTTTCCTAAAGGTGACCATTCTTTTTCACCAGTAGAATATATGCCAATTACTTTATTATCTACAACAAATTTAATACATGCATGAGAAACTGGAGGAGTTGTTGTTTGTCCTGCGGCAGAATCATCATAAACATTTTGAAAAAGTAATGTTGCATCTGCGGCAACAGGTACACTAAGTTGACCCCATGTTAAAGCACCTGTTTCGTCGTTTCTATATCGTATGTTTAATATACCTGCATCTGCAGAACTATTAAACCAAAAATCACCTTCGCGAGGTGTATAACCACTAGGATCATCTACAGGATCTGTTGTTCGAATATCCATGGTAGCCATCGACTTCCATTTGGTTTTATTATTAGCATCTTGGTCTAACATATATATGTGACCATCTGCTGGTTTATACCAAAGTTGACCAACAATAGGATTAGTCGGAGCAATATCTCTAGAAAAATTTTCTATTATATGAACAAAATTTTCTGCAATAAGTTGTCCATAATTCTTATAGTTTTGCCCTACTAATTTTAGAGGGGTCTGGGTGTTAACTGTACCTTCTAGTACACTTGCTATTGAAGCACCTTTATAGTTTTTTACATCATATGGCATTGTTTCTACCTTTTAACTTGCTGTATAATTAGTTCTCACTTTAATTGTGTATAGAACTTGAATCTTTCTGTTTGCACTTTTTTGTACTGGATGGAATACTACATGGCTTAATAATAATCCTTCATTTCGACCATCTCCTGATTTTGATTTTAAACCTAACTCATCAAAAACAAAATTACCATCTATAGTGGCATCATCTGCCTTTTGATCGGCACCTGCTAAATTAAAATTTGTATCACTAGCCATTGGTTCATCATAATTTAAAGTGCTTGTTATTATAATATCTGTATACGAATTACCATCTGTATACGAAATATCAATAAAATTTTCTGTTACATCAGTATTATCAGCATCTAATACATCATAATTTTTAAAAAATCTATCATTATATAAGTCATCATTTGCTAATGTAACTTTTGGTTCTCTATATGTAATATTACCTTGAGCATCTATAATTGTACCATCATTTCCAAAATGCATTTCGTATAAAGAAAAATGATCTTTATTGCTTAGTGTAGTTGCAATGCATCTGCTCATATTTTCTGCATGTATTTTGTTTGCTTTGTTGACAAGGATTTCTCCTGTATCTACATCAAATATTTTTACATGTCCTTGCATGTCTATATTAAGATTACTTTTCATTTATAATACCCTATACAATATTTATATGGTTCCTTTTCCTGCATTTATAAGAGTTGCTTGAGAATTTGTACTATTTTGTATTGTTGTTGTTCCATCATCATTAAATGCATTATATGCTTCTGGATCTGGATCAACTGGAATACCTACTGCTGGTCCTGCTACTACTACTTCTACTCCCGAAGCATGAGTTGCCGCAGATGTCCCTGCTACTCCTCGTATACATGAATGAAGTATATTACTACTTGTAGAAGCATATTTAATTCGTTCAGCACCAATAACAACTTCGCCAGATGCTGGAAATCCGCCCGAAGCAACCACAGTTATTTCTGTTTCAATCGAATCGAGCACTTCTGCTGTAGTTGATTTATTAGCATCTAGCATTGTTTCGTATATTCTTGTACCTGTGTTATCTATGAACATTCGCCACGCTCTAGAGTCATTATCTTCAGTACTACCAGATGTGTTTGTTTGTACTCTTATATCTACTACCTCATCTGCTGAGGCATTTATTTCTTCATCAAATGTTCTAGCATCAAAAATTGTTTCAATTTTTGAATGATACGGTTTAACCTCATTAAGGTAATCTAAAATATCTTCTTCACTACCTACATCAAACGTTTTAGGAGTAAGAGCTCCTGGTGTTCTTCGTTGTAATTGTAAAAATGTAGTCTTAGCAACCCAATCTAAATTAGTTTGTTCTGCATAGATAAAATGTATAATTGTAAAAAATAACTCTTTATAATACTGTTTATATGGACCTACAAAAATATCTTCATGTAATCCTTTTAAAATGGCTTGCAGTTCATTAGTATAATTTTTATCCCAACCACCAATATCAAATTCAGCGGCATCCCAACCAGCATCTACATCTTGAACATCATACAATAATTTTGATAATTCAATAGTTCCATTTTGTTTACCAATTTTAAACCAACTGTCATCAATCCATTGATAAAACGCCCAATTACCATCGGCATCATCACTATCTACCCTAACAATAGAATATACATCTTCGTCTACATCATATAAATTATTTCTTTCTGTAACAGTATATTGAGCAACAGACGAAGAACTAATAGTATAATCTGGATGAAACCAATCTACATATTTCCAATAATCTTGAGGACTAAATGTTGAATTACCTTTAACAAATGCAGTACCTAAATGTTTTTTCCAATTAAGATAAGAATCACTTAAATTCATTTTTAATAAGTTCTTATTTGCATTTTGAATTAATGCCCGTATTGCTTTAATTCTACTTTTAATCCAACTTTGTTTATATGGACGAACTTGTCCTCCATATCTAAATATTTCATGCAATCGTAAATTAGGCACCATATTAGGTGTATCTACATATATATTTCTATCATCGATCCATTCGTACGTTAATAATTCTTGCCACCGTTGTCTAGCAAAATTGCCTAATTCTTTAAATGTTGCATATTGTAAATGAGCAGATGCTGTTGTACTTTGAGCACCTCGACCAACCACAATTCTATCACCAATAGCAGGATTTGTAAATTCTAAACTATCGATATGTAATATAAAACCATTTGAATCTGTAGGAGTTACTTCTAACCATAATGCATGATAGTCATCTGTGCTCGAAACAAATTCTCCTTGTACACTATAAACTAATGTTGTTCCAAGGGTTGATTCTTCTGATGAAGTTTGTGGAGTTAAAGTAACGGCTGTCATTGCATCAAAATCTACATCTGTTGCTGAGTGTCCATATTTCAATTTTACATAATCTAATGACACATTTGTTTTAAATAATGCTTTGGCTAGATACTGTACATTTTCTAAAACCGTACCACCAGACAATGATGCATTTTTTAAACCTTTTTGGCCTACATAATGTGTTGCATTTACGCTATCGCCTGTGTATACACCACTTGCATTACCATAAATTATTCCATCTGAATTAATAGTTGCAATCGTAAAAGTACCATCTGTTCCGCCTGAGACTGATATTACATCTCCTACTGTATATCCGCCACCGCCAGTAGTAACCGTAGCTGATTGAATTACTCCGCCTATTTGTGTTATATCAAGAGTTAATCCTGTACCCGAACCACCAGTTGTTGCAGAAATACCGCTTGTATAACCAGTACCACCTGCATAAATTGCAACCGTAGCAACTTTACCTGTTGTGTCTAACGTTCCTAATTTTGTATCCCAAAACGCAGTAGTTTTCTGTTCAAAATCTGAATTTGATAATATATTAACATCTGAACTAAATAACCGAGTAGCAAATCTATCAAAATATTTTAATTCTACAATTTCTTCTTCTACTTCACCTTCGTCAATAATTGCATAACTTTGTTCGTATCCTGATCCCTTATTTGCACTTTGAATAGCAATTGCAGTAATTTCACCATTTACTATTGTTATATCTGAATCTTCAACTGTTGCCCGAACTCCTCCTTCGAGAATTGGATCACCGATAGTAACTGTTGGTTTTGTTGCTGAGTTATATCCTTGTCCGCCCCTGTTAACAGTAATACTATCTACCCTACCATTTACTATATTAGCATATGCGTATGCTAATATATTTTCATACGGTAATCCGTATGTGTTCGATTCTGCAGGCGGTGTTCCTATTTCAATATGTGCTGGAAATGTAAGTTCGTTTGCTTTTTCACCTATTCTAAGTTGTATTGTATTAACTTGATTGTCTACAGATAATTTAGTATTTGTTTTAACTAAGCTCAGATCTTTATGTATTTTATACAGTTTAGTATTATTTTTAACAACATTTCTTTTTTTGTATTCTAGTGCTTGGTTCCAATCATAATTAAATTTTTTAGAAGTATATGATGTTGTACTACCATTTGATGCTGTATATGTATAATTTTGATCTTCTTCTATTCCTGCTACAGTTAAAGTATCTTTATTTTCATCTATACCTAAAAGACTTTCGTGTAATCTATTTGCAAATCTAGGCGGAACATCTGTTTCTTGATCTTCTTCTCTAATGGTTATCCATTCTTTATGTTCGTCAGCAATATCACTTGTAAAATTTATTTGAAAAACAGAGTTTTGAGTTAACTGTTCGCCTATGTTACCGGTTATAATATTTGATGCTCCGCCAGGTGCCGCCCAAAAAAGTCCGTTGCCTGTTGGATCATTTAAGTATTCTGCAACTACTTTTGTTGATAGTTCTCTATGAGATTGTGTTGGCGGTACAGATGTTTTATTTTTAACCCAAAAATAATAGTACGGAATTACTTGTCCTGATTGTGGATTCATTGCTTCTTCTTCTACCCAATAATAATGTGTAACACCACTTAAAACTTTTGTGTATGCTTCACCTGAAGCAATTTCACCATCTATTTCATAATTACCATTAACTAATGTAATCCATTCGTCGGGTGCAACCGTACTTTTAGTCCATTCATAAACATCCATTGAAGACCCTGGAAATTGATCTCCCCAATGTTTAAATGTATAATCTAAATCAGATGGTTGTTCATATTCTATATATCGAACAGTATTTAAATTCCACCATGAAGTACCAACTTCATGTTGTCCCCAATGTCGAGTTGTTGTTAATGTTTCTTCGTCTTGAGTGGTTGCATTATACAATGCTTGATCATATCCTGAGACAATATCAATTTCTTTTTCTGCAATTCCAGGAATAATGCCCTTAAAAGGATCCCATACTTCCGCTCTTGCTAATTCTTTATTTTGTTCATAATCATACACAATAACATTTGCTAATTGTCCGGTATCTGCTTTTGGTTGCTGTCTATTCATCTCTATCCAGTTTCTATTAGCACCATCATATTTAAAAGATCCCCAACCTGCTGATCTATTTCTAAAAACAATCATTAACGGTTGACCTGCTTGAAAAGAACCAGCTAAATTTTCTGGATAAAAAACAATAGAAGTTCCAATAACTTCCCATGCTTTTGAAGCACCACTTCCAGGTTCAAACCGAGTCCTAAATTCTCCTATGAATACATCTAAATCGTCAGTTGTTGCTGGATATAATAATTGATAAGTCGATGTTAATGTAAACGAAGTACCGCCACTAAATTCTGGGTTAAGTGATCCTGCCGCGGCCGATGCACCTATTACTTGATCCTGGGTATCATTATATTCATCAGCATAAGCATAATTATTTGTTACCCATGAATATTTTAAATCAGAAATAGAAGCAAATAATGACGAAATACCAGAGAACCGTGATTTTCTAAATGCAAATACTTTTCCATATACTTCATTGTTTCCGACAAATTCATCTATATAAAATTGCTTATCTTCTCTTAATCCACAAGTTTGACAATCTGATCCTGTAGGAAAGCCAGTTACTTTATGAATTCCATTTAATGCAGGATTATTTTCTGCACCTGTTATCATAACATAGTCGCCTTCGGACAAATAATGAGGCATTCCTAATTTAATAAGAGCTTCGTCGCCTGTTTCGTATCCTTTACAAATTTGTTCAATCCCAAAATTATCATCTTGAAGATTAAATGTTGACCAGTCGCCTGCTCCTGCATCTGCTGTCCATACATTAAATAATCCTGCTTCTCCTGTTTCAATCCACCTATCTAATACAGTATTATCTGCCGCTTCTGCATCTGTTTTATAATTAAATGCTGACATGTACACTTTATCATCATCAGCAGGAACATTTACAGCAGGTATTTCACCATCAGCAAATGTTAAAATATATGTAAAATCACCATTTGCATCTCCACCTTTTGATACGCTTACATCAACTGTACTATCTGATAACCAACCAGTTGGTGTATAATATGTAAAATCATATTCACCAAACCTAGCAGTAACACCAGTTATACCATAAAGATATGGATCACTTGTTGCAGTGACCTTAGTAATACCGTCTACTGTGAAGACACATTTTTCTATTACAATTTCTGCTAAATTACCACTGCCTGAATATGTTTTTGTATATTTTGCATTTACAATACCATAAAAACTTTTAGCGGCGGCATTTATAATTCGAGTAGAAAGATATCGTTTGCCTTTGTATCGTACATAATAATCTTTTGCGTATGTATAAGTATCTTTCCAGTTAGGAGTTTGAAGCAATTTATATAATAAAGAACTATCATCATCTTTATATTTGTCGTATAATGCAGGTAAATCGTCTGATTTAAACGTTTGATATGTTGTTTCCTCTATTCGAGGATAACCAGCATTAGGCAAATCCTTTTCGTATAATTCTACTTCTGCTATTGTATCAATTGATTGATCAAATTGAATTCTAGTAGTAAATTGAACAGCAGGATTAGTTGATGGTTGTTCTAACCATCTACCATCTCCACCTAACATACTAATAGTGGTGTCATAATCAAAATCTGTCGCCTGACCAGGATAAATTTCTCCAAAATTTATTAATTGTGGGTTTGCTTTTATGTCTGTATCTTTAAGTGTAAATTCTTTAGTTGTTTGAGGAGGTGATGGTCCAAATTCACCTAACCTAAACATCCATTCTTCTTGTAAATTAATATCAACACTTGCTTCAAGCAAAAATGTACTTCTAGTTAACCTATTAAAAACTTCTGGTGTACCTTTTAAATGGCTTACACCTTTCATAAATTGAAATTGAACATCTTCTGAAAGACGCATATTTCTTAAAAATTGTTTCTTTTCGTATCCTATATTTTTTCTAGCAACATTTATAACATCTTTATTTAAAACTGTTTGCTCTGATGCAAAATAATTAGAAGTTATGCTGTCTGCTGTTTTATCTAAATTTTCATAAATTGTATCGCCATATACAAAATATCCTGGTGCATGTAATGTACCATTCCAATCAGACGCTTTTAAATATTCTATTTTAAATCTAAGTTTTGCATCGCCTAAAATTGGATAATAAATTATATCGTCAAAAATAGTTTTATTATTAATTAATAATAAATGCTCATAATCACAAATAACAAGTGATGCACAATAAATTGCTCTATTCTCATCTTTGGGTTTAATAGTAACATAATTTAATTGTCTATCAACATCAACTGTAGTAGAATCAAATAAAGATTTATTTACATCTAAATAAAAACTACCATATTCATACTCATTACTTTTTATATGTCCATGTTCATGTTTGAAATATAATAAATTACCTGCAGGACTTAATTTAATTGAGGTATCATCGCTCCATCCTGCCTCGGACCATAATATAAATTGTTGGGCTATTAGTGTCCAATCTTCGTATGCACCATCTATATTAGGATGTGTAAATTCAAAACCAATGTTTTCTAAATATTTTCCATACGCATGTAAAAAATTATAAACATCATTTGCTGATAAAAATTCTGTTCCATAATCTATTCTTTCAGCGCCTTCGGCAAATTCAGTATATAATTGAATATTAGTTTCACTTACTTTAATTTGAGAAATTGTTGTTTTTAAAGTTTTTTGTGTTAAAAAATACGGTTTATTATTATTATAACCATAAACTGCATATCCATTATCTGTTTTAATTATTTCAACTCCACTATAATTAATTTCTTGATATGGCGCCGAAGTATGAAAATCAATAGTTAAGTCATCATTTGGTATAAAATTATTTGATTTTTCGGATTGTAAACTATCTGCTAACATAGATATTGAAGATTTTTTAGTAAATCCTTGCATTTTATAACTTAATTTTGTGTTCAATTGCCTTAAATGTCTAGCAAAATTAGTATATATATTATTACCCAGATACATTAATCTGTCTACAATAGGTTGTTGTAAACCTAATACCCGCCTAGATAACCCACTAACATCTACTTCATTATGAATATATAATTCGTTTGAATTGTGTCGTTTTTTTGTTTTATTAGATATAATTTGTTTTAGATGTGATACAGGTAATGTTTCTACAGTACCTCCCATTAGTATATGTCCAAACCCACCAGTAGCACAATAATAATATAATACTTCTGGTGTGCTAGATGTAGGCGAAAATGTAGGTTTAGTTGCATCAGTTGCCTCATCCCACCCTGTTGTATATTGGATACCACCGCCATTAGTACCATCTGTTGTTTCAGATAATCTAAAAAGATGCCCGCTATTAGATACATCTGTTAAATTAAATGTATACACTTTTCCTGCTTGTAATACTAATTTTTGTTGTTGAATACCATTTATGTAATATACCGCACCACTTATATTACCAGCGGCAGGTGCCGTCGTTACTGTAAGTGTAATTGCTTCTCTACCACTATCTGTTATTCTATCTTTTGTGTCATAATGTTTTTCAAAAAATGTTGCTGGATTAATCGAAAATAAAAATTGATTTTCTACATATGGAAACAACGAACTTCGTTGCCATATTGTCTCTATAGGACTATTATCACCTATAGTCCAATTTTCTTTAGCATCTATAGTTGCTGGTGCTGACATTAAAGTTGCTGTAACTGGATCTTGTAATGTGCCGTCTGCGGCAACAGGAAATGTAGCTCCCGATCTTGCAACATTGATATCTTGAACAAGAGTTTGACCTGGTTCAGATATAATTCCTTTTTGTAAAGCCGAAATCATATTATTTCGTTTAGTAGCATTAACCCATTCATAATGTGTATCCCACCATGATGGTTTTCCTGTAAATCCTAACATTTCCCAAGGATGAGTATGTGGTCTATCTGTATCAAAATAATGTTTATAAATACCTCTCCAATACCCTATTCCATCGGCATTAGCATCTGCACCATAATTCCATGTAAACTTATTATTTGTATCATATCCTGTATTTTCTAATAATGTTATACCTCGAGCAAGTTTAAATGCATTAAAATAATTGTCATAAAAATCGTTTCGATTTTTTATTGTATACGGTGTTGTTCTATACTTGCCTGGAAATAAAGTTAAATCTTTACGATTAGGTTCCGAACTATGAGAGTATGTAACTACATTATCATCATTAGCATTAAATTCAGATTGTATATGTCCGTAAATTCTATTTTCTAATTCTAATAGTGCTTTGTCTCTATAATCTGTAATTGTATGAGATAAAATAGACCCTGTACCAGTGATAGATGATTCAAATGCTACTGTTTTTGATCCGTCGTGTCCTTCTATAACAACTACTGTTCTAGTACCTGTATCATCAACATAACTTTTTGGAACATATGCAGAAACGACACCTAATTTAGCAAGAGTAGGTGGAATAAAACTTAATCCTTCATCAATACTAACTTTTATCACAACCTTACCTGAAGCGACTGCTGTGCCTAATTTAATAGTATTTGCATTAGGATCTAATGTAAACGAAGTTATAAATGTTTCAACTTCATTGGTATCTACTGTATAAACATACACATGATTATGATACTGATTTGTTTGTGTAATTGTTTTAGGTAAAGTAAATGTATCGGCAGATGTTGTAACGGTATATGTTTTTTCAACCATATTAAAATAATACGCCATATCACTATTAGCAAATGGAAATGTATTATTTTTGCCTAAATTAAGATCATATAATGCTTGATCTACTAGAGCACTTATTTTTGTTCCTGAAGCCATTGAGGCGTATAATTGTTCTACTTTTTGTACAAACTTCTTTTTAAATACGTTATAACTATCAGCAGTATAATCAAATGCTAATAATAAATCATAATTTTCGTTTCCTAATATTAATCCTGATTTAAGTAAAGGGGATATTTGTTGATTTATTGTTCCGCCTAATCTTTTTTCAATCCCTAAACTTCTATAATTATTATTACCAAACGCTGGTCCAATTAATCCAGGTTGCTTATCTAACACATCAACAAAATGTGGAAATATTTCTGCATATTGAACTTGGCCTAATACTTCGTTCCCAGGATTATTTTTAAGATTATTTGGAACATCATATGCCCATTCGTCTGCGGTACTTGTATCTGTTGTATAAAATTTTACATCTACTACATCACCTACTGCTAATAAATTTTCAGTACTTTGGGTTTGTTCAAAGGGTGCAAATACAGGCACACCACCATCTGATACTGTCTCATCTGTACCTGGACTTTCGTAAGGTATGACAACATTTTTATCATTAAAAATATAATGTATATCGCGGGTCAATCTTACACCATTATGATATACTTCTGGCCATCCTTGTTCTAAAACTTTATCAATTATAATAATTTTGCCAGTTCCACTTGGTGAAGAATAATATAATATATCGTTTGTTTCTGTTTCAGCAGGAGCAAATGTAACTATTCCACTATTTGTATTGTTATTTGTTACACCTGTATTATATGCTGATGCACTTGCATCTTGTATTTGAAATGCTGTTGTACCATTTGTTATTTCAAATGTATATGTTTGTCCTTTAGCAACATATAATATAGGATTAATCTCTGTAAGTTTTTCAAAGCCATATGCAGATTTTAAATAAAATTCAAACCCAGTTGCAGTTGCTATAACATTATAATCACGTTCTGGTTCAAAATTTGTTGTTCCTAAATTAACAACAAAGTCATCTTCTGCATTTGTAATGTCTTGGGTTACAGTAATAGGTGTTCTAATTTGTTTATAACTTTGTTCCCAACAATTATTAAAATTGTAATCAGATTCATCTCTATTAAATTTTCGTAAGTAATATAATCCTAGGATATTTTTTGGGATAGTTCCTCTGTCATACAAATACATTGTTTCTTGATGTGAATTATTAAACATTATATTAGATGTATTAGTAGAAGACAAATAATTTGTAGTTGCATATGTTAACGCAAATCCTAAAAATTTATCTGCAGATCTATCAGCAGTAGTTTTGTCTTCTAAATATTCAAAAATCGTATTACCTAAAAAGTCTGTTTCAAAATATTCTGATAAAGGTTTAAATGTTGTATCATACAATTCAAATTTTACTGGAACATTTTTAGTACCTTTTTCTTGGGTCAATTTCCATGTTTGCGTTTTTCCATCAAACCAATAATCTTGTCCTTGCAATATGTCGCCGTTTAAACTTGTAATAACATCACCATGTGTCGGAGTACCTGATCCTCTTCCATCTGTTTCTAATGTTAATGCCGTTGCACCGGTATTTCCTGTATTAACTTTAAAAATTTTATTTTTGTAAATAGAATTTGTTGTTCCTGTAAATAAAACTCTATCATCCAGTTGAACAATATATCCATCATGAACTTCAGGGGCCGCACTACCACCCGATAATAAAAATCCATTTGTTATATCGGCAGGATTAAATACTTCTTCAATAATAATATTAACTGGTGCTCTAAAATGTGTTCCATAATTATATAAATGTAAATCACGCTCCCATTCTATAATAGGCCGTTGTGCATAATCATCATCAACAATAATACCATCAATCTTAAAAGACTTAGTAAGATTTAACATTGTGTTTACTGCTTGAATAGTATTAATATGATGCCAATTGTTAACCCTCGACCATGCATTATTATCTCTTGCACATTTTTCCATACAAATATATTCATGAACATAATGTACATCTTTATTAGCACTTATATACGGTGGCATTGCTTTTTGTCCACCCATAACTAATAATACAACCCCAGATGTTGCATATCCTGTACCTGCTTCTGTAATACTAACATTTGCGGTTGCATCTCCGTCAAGCTCGCCTTCTACTATTGCATGAGTTGCTGGACCACCACTAGAATCATATATATTCCAAAAAGGATTATATGTATATCCTGTTCCATAATTGGTTATGTTTAGTGAGGAAAGAACGCCAGTTCCTGTATCAGGTGTACCAAGAGCAAGAGTTCCTGGAGCAATACCCATTGAATGTTCAGTTACTGAACATAATGTACTTTCGTCGATTAATGTTATTTCTTTACCTACACCAGTTACTAGATATGTTTTATTATCATCCGAAAATGCAAGACGCATTCCGTTTTCTAATGTTAATTGCCTGTTTCCATGGATAACTTGAGCAGATGTTGTATAGGTACGTTTTCCATTAATTGTGCTTGCATCTTCGCCATGTAATCCAACCAAAGGCAATCCAAATGGTAACCATACATAACTATTCCAATTAATAAACTTGTCAACATCAATAGGCGGACGCCAAGAATAATTAGTATCAGAAAATAATTTATCTAAATTTGTTGTATTGGCTTCAAGGTATTTTAACTTACTAATAATATCATCATACGGAATAGCAGATTCGTATTCTAAAGTAGATGGGTTTTGACTTACAACCGTTGGATCTACTTGATACCTATTATTAAGAGTTGTTTTACTTTCAGAATAAACATCATTTGCTGATGATCGAATTGCACCTACTTTTTTACCTATATAACCTGATTCTATTTTAGGATTACCACTTACAATCATTTGATCTAATGTGGCATTTAAAAACTTCTTATTAGTATCAGATTGGAGATATTCAGGTAATAAATCAAAAGTAGATCGTTTTTTAATGTTCTTACTTGTAGAACCAGGTATAGTATTATTAACCTGATCGTTAGTACTGTTACTAGAATAATCTGCCATTTATTTTTCCATTAATAATAACTACCACTGCCTGAACTAGAACTAGATCCTGTTCCAGTTGCTACACCTGTTATACTTGTTGTTGAAACTGGAGTTTCAACTAATCCGGCGGCAATTCTCATATTTGTTTCGGTATACGAATCGACTATGTCTATGTCAGACACCTTTGCGGCACTAATAAAAAGTTCATGTGCATTGGGTGTAACTTGAAACATATTACCAAATCTAGAATCTGCATTTGTTGGAACAATAACTAATGAAGAAATTACTCCTATCATATTTCTATGAATATACGCCGCAAGTTCTGTAAAATAAAATGTTTCGCCAAAGTCCCAATTGGTTGGTTCAAAATAATCATCTATATGATCTACTATAGTTGCTTTTATTTCATTATCTGTTAAATTTGTTGTAGCACTTTTAACTACTTTAAATTTAGCCTGTAATGCATAATCTGCTTCTGTTCCAAATAAAATTTTATATTCGCATGATTTATAAATTATTGTATCAGATGAAGTTTTTGCATCTTCTAATGCTACAAACATTGTTTTTAAATCTTCTGTCGTATAAGACAATGGTTTATATTTTGCTCGTCTATCATTTTTAAGCCAATTTCTAAATTCAGTATTATATGTATTTGTTAAAACAAATGTATCAATAATATTTGAAACTGCCGGATCAATTCGTGTTTCTTCACTTGCGGCATGCTTCCACTTAAATCTTACACCTGATCGACCTGTATATTTTGCATAAATTAAATCTCTAATATAAGACCACTTAGAAGTATCAGTAGGTAATATACCTAAATTACCTGTAATTTTAGATTCATATTCGGCACCATTATATTCAATTTTATCTGCTAACTCATATGAAGTTGATGACTCCCAATATTTTATAGTGCCATCTGCATTTGTTGGAGGCGGTGAAGTCATTAATGTTTTGTATACATAATTGTCTACTAATTCATCTTCAATATAAATTTCATTTGATCCAACAATACTTTCAAACGCAAACGGATCATCAATTACATAATCTTTATTGGTATCAGCAAATTTTAATAATACTCTACGTGGATCTGTATAACCATCATCATAGGTATAAAATCCTTCTATATCAAAATTATAATTTGCAGTTAATAAAGATGTACCTAATCCTCCGCCGACAGTTGTAAGTGGTTGTAAATTAATATCTAATACTCTAATTTCATCTTTCGTAGATTTTTTTGTTATCTTACTAACTTTATTATCTAATCGCTGATTAAAAAATCTAACATTTTTTATAGATCCAAAATTATATTTTATGGCCCTTGCTAAAAACACCCATTGGTCTGTTTGAAATTCTACTCTTATTATATAACTATTATCTGATTGGGTTCCAGAGGTACTTTCTGTTAAACTAAATGATGTTTCTTGGGATTCTCCCAAATCAATACCTAATATAACTTCATATCGATTATTACGATGATCGTATCGTATACCAAATGAATTATTAAGTTCTAATTGATCTTTAATTGCTGTGATCTCTGTTGCACTAAATTTATTATTATATGCAGGTGCTATACGTTTTATTCTAACATTGTTAGGTATATTTCTAGATAAAGACACGGTACCATATTCTTCTTTAGTTTTACCTGTATATCCTAACGTGGTATTTGTAACTCCTCGTCCATCTCCATACACTCCAGTTATGCTTGCCCAAGTAGTTTTTGATCCTACTACAAATTGATTATTAGAATCAACTTCTGCAAATTCTATATTTGCGCCTTCGATTAAAAACTTACCTATTGCATCTAAGGAATCTTGTCCAATAGCAATAATATCCGGTGAAGTTGCGCCTTTTTGAAAATATCCAGTTGCTTGCCTAGCAGATCCAGTTACTTTTTTCCAAGTCCACATTTTTGCGGCTAAAGCAGGAGTTCCTTCGTCTGATGTTGTGAAATATAAATCATCTGCTGAATCGCCGCCCGACCAAACAAAATCACTTTTATATTTTTGATAATAAAAGTTTTGTACTTCTGATTCTTCTAAACTTGGTTGTATATATTGTTCTATTATGTCTGTTGCATTTAACGTAGTCGGTATTGTTAATGTTTTTCGTAAAAATGTTTCTTCTTCAAATACATATCCATCATCACCAAATATTGTTAAATCCTTGTATGTTCCTGTTGGGTCGTTAATATCAACATAACGAGTATGACCACTATGTACTCTATTTGTACTTTTAATTTTTGTAATATTTGTAGATGCTTGCAATGGATAAACTGCATAATCTGTAGCAGATACCATTCTATTTTGTGTACTATATACCTGTGGTGCTTTAGTTTGAATACTAGTATTTGTTTCAGTTAATGAACTATTTCTTACAGGTTCTTCTAAATCTAATGTAACAATTAAATCGTATAATTGCAAGTCATGTTTACTGAAATACGGTATAGTAATTTCAATATTTTGCATATCATCTGTTCTAATAGTATATTCTTCTCCATTGCCTACTCTATACCATGTCCGAATAATTCCTTTTGGAGCATTACCAAATCTACCATCTGCAAATTTAATACTAATGGCATCACTTGTATTAGTAACTACTTGGTAAATATCTCTAATATTGTTATCAACTGCATTAAAAATAACATTAGAACCAACTACAGTATCAACTGGAGTCCAAATTGTTGTTATTGCTCCTGTTTGATCAATAGTTTGTACCCACACATCATCATTAGAAATATTCTCAATAGCAATATCTATAACTTGATTTTCTATAGGTCGTGAAACTAATGTATCTTTAAATTCTAATGTACCTTGCTTAAAGTAAAAGAAAAAACCTGTTTTAGCACTAGAATTCCCTTTCCCATCATTAAGATATAAACATCGCATTGCAGAATCTGGATCTGGATACGGTTCAAATAAACCTAATGTTGCATCAACATCAACATTTGTTATTTCAAATGGTATCGCTTCTCCTTGAACAATTCCAGAAAACGTATGAGTTACATTTTGTTGTGTCTGTGAATTCATTTTATAAATTTCGGTTTTAACACCATCGATTGTTTCTACTTTAAAAGGAGAACCAAACTGGGTTGTGCTACCAAATGCAGAATTTATTATCATTAAAAATTGTTCATAGGAATTTGCATTTGTTGCATCATTCCACACAACATCTACATTTAATATATTGTTACCATCAGAATCAATTAATGCTTCTGTTGTTCGAATTGTTTTAACCTTTAACACGCCACTGGAATTTATATTTCTAGTAGGATTGTATCCTAAAAATCTAGCCAACTTTAATATTGAATCTCTGCTTTGAGCAGTCTCCATAAAATTTTCACGAGTAGCAAAATCTGTTCTAAACGCTAAGTTATGGCCCATAAAGGCTATTAGATCCATTAAACTAATAAATTCAGATGATTGGATCCAATCATTGTAATCTTCGGGGTAGTTTAATCTTATATAATCTACCATTGCCGCTTTTAATGTATCAAAATCATATGCTTGAAAATTAGATTGAGCAAATGATTGATATCTTGCTATGTAATCTTCTGCGGCAAATAAAACATCTTGTCGTGTAGCCATTTGTTATACTTCCTCGTTTATTTCGCGGTCAAACTCTAACGCCATAACTTCTAATTGATCTGTGGGTTGATAAAAAAGCCTTAATTGTACACTTAAGGCGTTATCACTTGAATATGTTTCTATTCCTGCTAATCTCCATCTAGGATCTTTTGCAACAATATCTATGCAATCTTCTTTAACTGATTCTTCAGTTGTATCATTCCAAGGTTCAAACATTAATTCCCAAATTGAGGAACCAAAAGAAGGACTCATAATTCTTTCACCTCTTTTAGTATGAAAGTGATTTTTTAAATCCTGTTTTGCTAATTCTATATCGTGTAATTTTCTAGTTTTTGGTCCTTGGACCGTTGAAAATCCTTTAAATAATGTTTTTGCCATGGCATCCTAATAGATTATAATGTATTTATTGAAAAAATAATATACACATTTAATTTTTTTGGTTGACAAATAATCTGTAGAGTGTATAATAGTTGTATAGGTTAAATTAGTTAAACACTTACTTAGGAGCTGATATGGCTAAAGTACAAACAAAGTGGAACCGAACTAAAATAGCAAACCTACTTGCCACAAACGATAAGGCAGTTGAACGTGCCTTAATTGTCATTTTTAATAACCAAGAAGCCGATGAACAGGCTTGCGATATGACTAGCAAAGCCAATGGTGTTGGTTTTACCGCATTTGATGCAGATATTTTTTCTTCCTTTGCAAAACATATTCTTAAAGGACGGTCACTTTCCGTAAAACAAATGGAAATTGCCCGTAAACCTGATAAATTTGGTAATATAAAAATTGCACGTTATTGGAAACAATTACAAGCAGAAATAATCCGTAAGGAGACAGTATGAATGATTTTGAACGTGGTAAACGAGATGGCATGCGAGAAACACTTAATAAAGAACTAAAAAGTTCTGCCATGCGTATTGCTATTCTCGAAGAAGATCTTGATAGAGAGCGTAATAAGAAGTGGAATATTGTTCGCAAGTTAAGCCTTGTTGAAATGGATGGTTATGAAATTGATATGATTTTAGATGATAATGAAGAATTAACACTTCACGATAAGATAGAACGAATCAAAGAAGGATTTACCTTATAAATAATAGCATGGTTTATTATATTTTAATATTTTTATACTGTTGCCATATAGCCTGGGAACAAGGCGTAGAAGATGGTGTTATAAGTTTTGTAGCATTGTCTTGTATTTTTTGGTTTATAAGAGCTCTATATTTGGGAGACGTACGAGACGGTAACCGCTTTTGGCGTTAATAGTATATTCTTCAATTTTAAGATAAATAATTTTAAACAGTTTAGGATAGTTAAATGAAAATAGATGAAGTATGTAATGCAAACCAATGTGTAGTCCAAATGGGAACACAACGTGGTTTTAAATCAGGGCAAGTAGACCCTAAACTTGCTCAAGCCCAAAGTGATAAAGAGGACGAGATATGGAATTGGGAAGGAAACCTGTCAGACAAGGATTATGATACATATGAACGTGCGAAAATGAAAGCATATAAAGCGAAAGACGGCGGTAGTGTATACCGAGCTCATCTAGCAGGAAAACAACAATTAAACAAGCCCAAAACATTAATGCAAGCAGTAGGCGAAGCTTCTGTGAATTTTCCATCGCATGACTTTAGACACACCGAAGAGTTTAGTGTAGAATCAGGTAGAGAAATAGAATTTGCCCAATACGTTGCCCAACAATTAGAAATAATGGGTGTTACAAAAGAACAAGCAACTCGTTTATATAAAGCATCAAAGGATGGCGATTATAGTTGGGTTGAACGATTTGGTGCAAGTCCTAAACTTAAAGCACTTATTGGTCACAATATAGGTACTGCAATGACTAGCAATGCAGTAGCAATTCACAATGGTATGGGTTTACATGCAGGCCTATTAAAAATACAACCTAAACAAACCAGAATACAAAAACCCTCCCGCATTCCAGATGATTTACAACCAGGCGGCCACGACACAGACGAATATCAATATGCTAAGGATGAAAGACAAGCCCAACAATATCGTGATCCTGTGCAAAACTGGAGTGGTTTGCGTTAACCCTTTTACGATAGGTAAAAATGGTAAGAGATTGGGCCAACATTTGGCATAAAGCATTTAAAAAAATAGAACATCATGGACCTGAATTTACTACTATTCGTGTCTACAGAAATGTAACATGTAGAGACGGCTTTAATTTTTCTCTCCAAGCAGGTCCTTCACATTATTCCGAACCAAAAGCAATAGCAAACGAATACAAAGCGTGGGAAATCGGATTTCCTTCTGGCGAAGAACCATTATGGATGGAATGGCAAGAGCCAGGTAATATTCCAACTGAAAGTGTATATGGTTGGGTACCTAATAATGTTGTTAATGCAGTAATTCAAAGACATGGTGGTATAGATGAACGAGAGTTTATTACAGCCAAGCTCTTAAAATAAATACGTGTGCTATGACACAACCACATATTGAAGAACATCTTGATGAACGCCAAGAGCTTGAACAAGAACGTGATTACTATAAAGAACAATATGAAGCAGTTCAAAAAGAACTTGACAAAGTTAAGAAAGAATTAGAAAAAATAAACAAAATTTATTTTAAAGACGGACACTTTTAACTCAGAAACTATTTATGAAACTGATAACAGGTAACGCAAATACCAAACTTGCTATTGATATTGCCGGAATTGCTGGCGTAGAATTGTGCGAAACTCTAGTTACTAGATTCGCAGACAATGAAATCTGGGTAGAAATTAAAGATAACATTAGAGGTGAAGATGTTTTCTTAATCCAGAGTACATGTAATCCAGCAAATGATAATTTAATGGAATTGTTAATACTTGTAGATGCTTGTAAAAGAGCGAGTGCAGGTAGAATTACAGCCGTGATGCCCTATTACGGTTATGCAAGACAAGATAGAAAACCTTCAGGACGATCTCCTATTACAGCAAAACTTGTTGCTAATATGATTGAAGCCGCAGGTGTTGATCGTGTATTAACAATGGATTTACATGCAGGACAAATTCAAGGTTTCTTTGATATTCCAGTAGACAATTTATATGCTCAACCTTTATTTGTTAAAGACTTAATAACAAATCCTATGGTTATTAATGGTAGAGCTATAATAATTTCCCCCGACGCAGGCGGTGTGCCGCGAGCAAGAGCGATAGCAAAACAATTAAATCTAGATATTGCAATTATAGATAAGCGAAGAGATCGTGCAAACGAATCTGAGGCTATGAACGTCATCGGCGACGTTTTAGGAAAACAATGTATAATCGTAGACGATATAATAGATACAGGCGGGACGCTGGTAAAAGCCGCCAAAGCATTAGAAGACGAAGGCTCCGAAGATGTACAAGCCTACATAACACATGGAGTATTGAGCAATGGCGGAACAACGAGGATAGAGCATTCAGCGATGTCTCGTCTAGTGATAACTGATACTATACCAACAGAAGAAAACAGAGTAATACGAAGGTTATCAGTAGCAGATATGTTTGCAGAAGCAATTCGTAGGGTACACCATGATGAATCTATATCAGTATTATTTGAAAAAGCAGAGTATATAACCTAAAGGAAAATGATAGAAGATAATTTTTTAGACACTGGATCTTTTCATGAGATTCAAACAGTATTATTGGGTACAGAGATTCATTGGCATTATCAAGATTTCTTAGGTGTATCAACTGACCAAACTAATCAATTTTACTTTAGTCATGGCTTCTATGAAGGATATACATGGATATCTCCTTTAGCTGGAGTATTAAAACCATTGTTAGACAAAATTAAACCTATTTGTATTCTTAATATAAGAGCAAATCTTGTAACTAGAACAAGCGAAATAATAGAAGCCGGTCTTCATTCAGATTTAAAAGGATTCATATCAGATGAAGATAAATTGAAACAATGGACTACAGCAGTATTCTACTTAAATAGCACAAACGGCTATACAAAATTATCAGATGGAACAAAGATTGAATGCAAAGCAAATAGATTATTAACTATGTCTAGCGATACTGAACATCTAGGAGCAACTTGCACAGATCAAAAACGAAGGGTAGTAATAAATCTAAATTATTTTAGTTAGAATGTATGATTACGAAGCGTGGATAAAATGTCATCCAGATGACTTATGGATATTCGATAAACTCATTCTTGCCAAAAAATTAGGTTACCTTTGCGGACCAGCAGATGTAGCAGTACCAAAATCAGACAACTATATAGTTAGACCTTGTGTTAACCTTGCAGGTATGGGTATAGGTGCAGAATTACGTTTTTTAGAAAAAGGAAGATGGGATTTAGAACCAGGGTATTTTTGGTGCCAAGAATTTAAAGGCAGACATTTAAGTGTTGACTATGCAATTGATCCGATTTCACGTACAATAGAACAAGGCGAAACTATAGAAGGTTTTAGAAGCCCCGCAAATCCAATATGGAAGTTTAATAAATGGATCCGAGTCAACGACAAACTAAAAATTAACTTTATGTTAACGAAGCTCAAAGGTTCCTACGAGCATGTAAATTGCGAATTTATAGGCGGCAGACTTATAGAAATGCATTTACGACACAATACAGAAATGGGCGATTATAATGAGATAATCCCTGTATGGGAAGACGAACTTGCTTCCACAACCCCTCCCGACGGATA